AGCGTTGGATACAAAAAGCGCCACTAAAATAAAACTTGACTGGTTTTATGATTTATCCAGTTGGGAAGAATATAGGAAGTTCCTGGGTTCTGAACACCAGATAGAAAAGCCATATAAAAGCTTGACTGGTCCTTACGCCTGTGCTAAACTTGTAGAGTAGATAAGGAGTTGATTTTGGACCGTAAACAATCAAAGATTAAATTTGTAGGCCTGCACGCTCATAGTGTTGCAGGCTCTATTTTTGATGCACTGGGATATCCCCAGGCTCACATGGATTTTGCTTATGAGAATGGTTGTGATGCTTTAGCATTAACTGATCATGGCAACATGAATGGGCTTGCCTATCAGGTTCTTCACGCGAAGAAGATGATGGCTGACGGCAAAGACTTTAAGCCCATCTTTGGGTGTGAAGCTTATTTCTTGCCTTCGCTTGATGATTGGCGTGATGAATACCAGAAGGCAATGGAAGATAAGAAGAAAGCCCGCAAGATTAAGAAAGAGGGGCAGTCTGGTGCTACGGTAGAAGATGAAAACTCTAGTAAGAAGACACAGGATCTTCTTCGTCGTCGTAGGCATCTTGTTCTGCTGGCACAAAACCAAACAGGGCTCAACAATTTATTTAAGTTGATTTCAGAGTCTTATCTGCCTGAAAACTATTATCGTTATCCAAGAATGGATTACGCACTCTTGAAGAAGTATAATGAAGGCATTATCGCTTCCTCTGCTTGTCTTGGCGGTGTATACGCTGGAAACTATTGGGAGCACCGTGAGAGCGGAGAAGAGGCTGTTCTAGAGGCAATGCGTGAGACCACTAGACGAATGATTGATGTCTTTGGTGATCGTTGGTATGGTGAAATTCAATGGAATAATGTGCCGGAGCAGCATGAACTTAATAATTATATTATCAAGGTAGCGCAAGAGTTCGGCGTTAAACTGCTTTCAACTGCCGACAGTCACTATCCTAATCCAGATGCTTGGAAAGACCGAGAGTTGTATAAACGTCTTGGTTGGCTTGGTAAAGGCACCCCATCTTGGGCAGAGGGCTCAGAGCTACCAGACGCAGTGGATGAAATTGGTTATGAATTATACCCTAAAAATGGGGACCAGATGTGGGAGTCTTATAAGACATACGCTGGTGGGATTGATTATGACGATGATCTTGTCCTCAAATCTATTGAGGAGAGTTATCATATTGCTCATGAGCGCATCGAGCGATTTCTTCCGGATAATACGGTTCGTTTACCATCGTTTGTTGTCCCTGCAGGACATACAGAAGATGAGGCACTTGTAAACGCGACACTTGAAGGTCTACGAGAGCGCAATCTTCACAATAATAACGAGTATCTAGATCGTCTTCGTCACGAACTAAATGTTATTGCTGATCGTGGTTTTAGCAAATACTTTTTGACTATGAAGGCTATCTGTGATGTTTCTAACGAGATGATGCTTTCTGGTCCCGGTCGTGGTTCTGCGGCTGGTTCTCTTGTCGCTTATGTGCTTGGTATCACGCAGGTTGATCCTATCAAATATAATCTTCTGTTCTCTCGCTTCTTGCGTTCTGATGCGAAGGATTATCCAGACATTGACTATGATGTATCCGATAGTATGCTCTTGAAAGAGAAGTTGGTTGAGATGTGGGGTAAAGATACTGTTGCTCCTATTTCTAACTGGAACACTCTACAATTGAGATCTCTAATCAAAGACATTTCAAAGTTGTATGGAGTTCCGTTTATTGAAGCGAATAATGTTACTGGCGTGATGATCCGTGAAGCAACTCCTCTTGCGAAAGAAAAGCACGGAATGAAGGCTGGAATGTATACTCCAACCTGGGAAGAGGTTATGGAGTTCTCCTCATCGCTACAAGCATACTTGAATAAGTATCCACAAGTCAAGGCTCACGTTGAGGGTCTTGTTGGACAGGTTCGCTCTTGTTCTCGTCACGCCGGCGGAGTTGTGATTGCAGAGAACCTTGATAAATATATGCCTCTTATCAACTCTGGCGGTGTTCGTCAGACGCCTTGGTCAGAGGGTCAGAATGTTCGTCACTTAGAGCCTATGGGCTTTATCAAGTTTGATTTGCTTGGTCTTTCAACTTTAAAGATGATGGAGGGAAGCATTGAGCATATCCTCCGCCGCCATCACGGTATTGATAATCCAACTTACGCAGACATCAAAAAGTTTTATGATGAGAACTTACATCCTGATGTTTTGAATCTTAATGATGAAAAGGTCTACAAAGATATCTTCCACGCTGGTAAGTGGGCTGGTATCTTCCAGTTTACTGAGTCTGGTGCTCAGGATTTCTGTAAGAGAGTAAAGCCAAATAATATTATTGATATCTCTGCTATTACTTCTATCTATCGCCCAGGTCCATTGTCTGCTAATGTTCACGAAGAATTTATTGAGGCTATGGAACATCCACAGCGTATTCAATATCTTTCAGAAGACGCAAGAGAGATTACAGAGGAGACTTTCGGCTTCCTAATTTTCCAGGAGCAGATTGCTCTCTTGGCTCATAAACTTGGTGGACTAACTCTTGATGAGGGCAATCTTCTTCGCAAGGTTCTAACCAAGAAGGGAACAGGTAAAGATAGCTTGAAGAATAAACTTCGTCGTAAGTTTATTGATGGCTGTGTTGAAAAGAATATTAATGCCGATGAAGCACGCCAACTTTGGAATAAGTTTGAGTTCTTCTCTGGTTATGGTTTCAATAAGTCTCACGCAGTCTCTTATAGTATTATTTCTTATCAGTGTGCTTGGTTGTATGCTTACTATCCCGCAGAGTGGATGGCTGCCTTCCTTGATAAGGAGCCAGAGGTTCGCAAAGAGAAAGCTATTAACATCGCTAAGCGTTTTGGTTTCAAGATTGCCGCACTAGACATTAATAAGTCTGGTAGTGTGTGGGAGATTAGTGAAGATGGAAAGACTCTTATCCAACCACTGACCTCTATCAAGGGTCTTGGAGCATCAGCCATTGAGCAGATTTTAAACAATCGTCCATTCCTTAACGCAGAGGATCTCCTATTCAGAGAAGAGGTAGTTTATAGCAAGCTAAACAAGAAAGCCTTGGATGCTCTTTGTCGTGGTGGTGCTCTTGATGATCTTGTTGATGAGCGCTTTACTGGTCGTAAGCATTTCTGGTCTGCTTGTGTGGTCGATAGACCAAAGACACTTAAAAAACTAGCAACCAATATGGAGACCTACAGACCAGAAGGCGACTTTACAGAAGAAGAGATTATTCAGTTTAAGACCGATCTAACCGGAGTATTTCCCTTGAATCTTGTTATCAACCAAGCAACCATTGAGCGTCTATCAGAAAAAGGCGTACCACCCATTTCAGAATTTGATTCCGCTCTTGAGCTTTGTTGGTTTATTCCTCGTAAGGTCGTTGTAAGGAAGACCAAAAAGGGCAAGACTTATTGGATTGTAGAGACTATTGATTCAAATAATCAACTTACAAAGATCCGTTGCTGGGGTATTAAGCCAGAGAAAGATAGGATTTATCTTAACAGACCGTATATGGCTAAACTAAAATACGATGAGCAGTGGGGCTTCTCCACTTACGCTATCGGTAAAAGTTTCAGGCTGTTGGGATGATTGCAGACAAATGCGATAGTTGCGGTCAGGAGATGCCGCCAGAGGATGAACTGAAAGATTGGTCTACTTACAATAAGCAAATTGTTGCTGAGTATATAAAGGCACAGGGTTATGAGCGCATCGATATTGAAATGGAAAATGACTGTAAATCAATTGAGGTATCTGTATGAAGAACTTCACATTGTAAAAACCATGGCTGATGAGATGGGGCCAGAATTTCAGCAATATTATGAGGATTTTTGTCGCAGACACGGTATCGACCTCGACGCTCTTAACAGAGACAATGCGGAACAGCTGCATGATCAATTCAGCCAGAACCCTGGTACTAAAGAAGAGGAAGAGAGAGAATTCAAGGATAAAGACGATGAAGAGATGCATGAAATATTTTCTAAACTTTTTAGAAAACTAGCCATGCATTTACATCCTGACAGGGTTGTAAATTTAGACTTGACTCAAGATGAAAAAGATGATATGATTAAGGCATTCACAGAGTCAAAGACGGCTTTAGAGGAAAGGCGCTATTTTATTCTAATCGATTACGCAGAAAAACACAATGTACCACTTCCAAAGAACTATTCTCAGCAAACAAGATGGATGCTTAAGGAAAAAGAACTTGTTAGAGGGAAGCTGGAAACGAAACTTGCGAGTTATAACTATATGTTTGCCGAAGCGGAAACAAATGAGGCAAAAGATAATTTAATTAAACAATTCATGAAACAAATTTTTAACTATGAATTTGAGGAGGAATCTTGATTACAGATATCGTTATTGGTCTTCAGCACGGAGACGAGGGAAAAGGCAAAGTAACCCACCACCTTTTGAAAAGCGGGGAGTATACTCATTGTATTAGATTTAATGGAGGATGCAACGCGGGACATACGATCTATCACGAGGGTACTAAATTTATTACTCACCACATTCCTGCTGGTGTATTTTTTGGAATCCCATCTATTATCGGTCCCGGATGTGTGCTGAATGTAGATAAACTGATGGAAGAGATGGATATCCTTTCCAGAGGCGGCATTAACCTGAAAGATAACTTAAAGGTAGCCAGCAACGTCCATATCATTACTGATGCCCATGTAGAGGAGGACTCAAAAGATGAAAAGATCGGAACAACCAAATCGGGAAATGGTCCTGCTTATCGCGATAAGTATGCTAGGACTGGTGTCAGGGCTAGCGATATTCCTTTCCTCAAGCCATTCCTTGTGGATGTTTATGAAGAGCTGCACAACAGCGATGTAGAGCCTGTAATCCTTATGGAGGGGGCACAAGGCTTCTGGTTGGACCCTGACTGGGGTGATTACCCTTATGTGACCTCCAGTCATTGTGGGGTAGCTGCAGCCCTTCTTAATGGTGTTAATCCTCGCTCTTTGCGCAACGTTTGGGGTGTAGCAAAAATTTATGAGACCTATGTTGGCAAGAAGAAATTTCAGCCAAATAATCCCACGTTTAATCGCATTCAACAGGCTGGCGCAGAGTTTGGGGCTACTACTGGTCGCGTTCGTCAATGTAATTGGCTAAACATGCAGCAACTTAATCAGGCTATCCTTATGAATGGTGTAAATAAGTTGATCTTTAACAAGATGGATGTTTTGAGGGAAGTTGTTCGCTGGGGTATTAATAATCCTAATGTTTCTTTCAAAGATGAAGAAACGATCAAGAATTATCTTCGTGAGACTGTTCCATCTTGTGTAGAGGAAATTTTCTTCTCTGACTCACCAGAATTTATTTGACTTTAATTATCGCATTTGGTATGATTATAAAGTAATCAAAGGAGTTACTATGTCCGAACAAAAGCAAGAGTACATTAGACAATACATCCGTTCCCTTGGCGCTATTGAGGATGCCATGGAGCCCTACAAAGAACAAAAGAGAGAGCTTCGTCAGGAATTTAAGGATAACGGATGGCTTGACGCTGATGAGATCCGCGCTGCTGTAAAGGCTTATCGTTTGCTTAAAGGAAACGTTAGTATTGAAAAACTACTTGAAAGTTATAACACCATTACCGGAAACCAAGAGGGATAAATGATTATTGAATACTTTAAAACTCGTGATAATGTAATCACGCCAGAGAGGGCTAACCCCTCAGACGCAGGGCTGGATGTTTTTTTCTGCCCCTCCGACGGCGATGCTGTAGCCCTTCACCCTGGAGATACTGCTCTTTTTCAAACTGGCTTGAAGTTTGGTGTGCCTCACGGTTACATGCTTGAGGTGAAGAACCGCTCAGGCAACGCCTCAAAGCGTTCTCTTCTTGTGGGCGCTTGTGTTGTTGACTCCGGCTATGATGGAGAGGTGTTCGTTAATCTTCATAATGTAGGGCACAAAGCCCAATTAATTGAACCAGGAACTAAAATTGCACAAGTCGTTTTGATTCCTGTTGTGCATTTTCGCGCTCGTCAAAGCGATACCGAAAGCCTTTATAATTACCCAATGACAATTAGCAATCGTGGCGATGGAGCCCTTGGGAGCACTGATGGATAAAACTACACGTGAAACTATGTTTAGTTCAAAGGATTTAGAGTGGGGAACCCCACAGCATTTCTTTCACAGGCTGGAAGATAAGTTTGGAACTTTTACTCTTGACCCTTGTTCTAATCAATCAAACTATAAGGTACGCAATCACTTTACTGAAGAGGATGATGGGCTTTCACAGGACTGGGGAGGGCATCTTGTATTTATGAACCCTCCTTATGGTCGTGTTATTAAGGATTGGATTAAGAAGGCTTACGAGGAAGCACAGAAGGATAATACTACTGTTGTTGCTCTTATTCCTGCTCGAACTGATACGCGATACTGGCATGATTATGTCATGAAAGCGCAGGCTATTTATTTTGTAAAGGGTCGTCTTAAGTTTGGAAACGGAAGTAATTCTGCCCCTTTCCCCTCCGCTGTTGTTGTTTTTAACGGTAACGATCCTGGCTTTCCCTCTATGGGGATGATGAAAGCAAATGAATAGAAAGGAAAGAAGAGCAGCTGCCGCCCGGCGACGTAAAGGCGACGCCGAACAAGCCATGGCTGATAAAGTACATATGTTTAGTAAATTACCTAAACAATGTAGTGCGTGCCAAAAACCATTTGACAAGCAAAGCAAAGATATGGTATTCTCTTGGAAGGTGGTTGTTATGGGCGAAAGGGTTAGTCTTTTCTGTCCAGAATGTATTAGAACCACGCAAGAAGCCATAAAGGAGAACAGTAATGGTTAACAGAATCAGTAAAGGCGCTTTTCAAAAGTTTTTGAGTGGCGATACAAAGGAGCCTTTCGCTGCCGTAATTAAAATTTATGGCAACGCTTGCCATTATTGTCATTCGTTAAAGGAAAGTTATTCCTCACTTTCAGATGAATTCGATGATATTTTTTTCTTCGCATTTAATATTGCTGATTATCCGGAAATTGAAAACATTTTAGACTTTGAGGGCATACCAACCATTGTTTTTATTCAGAATGATGGCAAGACACCTAAGATTAGATTAATGCCAGAGCCGAACAAGCCAGATAAAAATACTTGGTATACGCTTGATGGCATGAGAGAATTTATCAACAAGGAGAAGGTGTAATGTATAAGAAAACTCTTTCTCTTGATGATGTTCTTCTTGAGCCAAGATTCTCATCTATCAATTCAAGATCTGAAATAGACATCTCAACTGAACTATCACTTGATTTACTGCTGGAACTCCCTATTGTTTCATCTCCGATGGATACAGTTACTGGACCGGAGATGGCTGTTGAGATGGGTAACGCTGGTGGTCTTGGCATCCTTCATCGTTATGCTTCTATTGAAGAACAGATCAAGTGGGTAGATTATTGTGTAAAGAAGGGTTGTAATGTAGGTGCCGCTGTTGGTGTCTCAGGAGACTTTCTTGACAGAGCACAGGCGTCTTATTATGCTGGTGCGAAGGCTCTCTGTATTGATGTTGCTCACGGGCATCATACGAAGGTTAGGGATGCTATCAAGACTATCCGTGATACTCTTGGCGATGAGCCCCACATTATGGCAGGCAATGTAGCAACCGCAGAAGCATTCCGAGATCTGTCAGAGTGGGGAGCCAATAGTATTCGTGTAGGTATTGGTGGTGGCTCTATCTGTTCTACTAGGATCCAAACGGGTCACGGCATTCCCACATTCCAATCTGTGTTAGATTGTGTCCCGGTTGCCTCTGAGTACAATGTTGCTCTTATTGCCGACGGTGGTATTAGGACTAGCGGTGATATCGTAAAATTACTTGCTGCCGGCGCCGATGCTGTGATGTGTGGTTCTTTGTTGGGTGGAACTGAGGAAGCACCAGGGAAGACGCTAGAGGACCCTGACGGTCGTCTGTGGAAGGTTTACAGGGGAATGGCAAGCAAGGAAGCACAAGTAGACTGGAAGGGCACCTATAACTCTTATGAGGGTGTGACCTCCCGTATCCCTTGCCGTGGACCAGTAAAGAATGTTTTAGCGGACCTTGAAAGAGGTATTCGCTCTGGATTTAGTTATTCAGGAGCAAGAGATCTTACTGATCTTTATGTTCTTTCTAGGTTTATTTGTCAAACATCTGCCGGACTTATCGAGAGTCAAACACACATCGTAAACAGGAAGTGGTGATGGCTGATAACTATGGACAGATGGAAAAACGTGTTGTGTTTATGGAAAACGACCATAGACACGCACAGATGGTATTGAAACTAAAGTATCTACGACTTACGCAAGCCGCTTTCTTTCGTCACATCATTTCAGGGCTTATCAATGACGATCCAAGAATTGTTGAATTTACGAATGAAATTGCTCTTACTAGCAAAACTAAAAAAGATAAAGCGGAAAAAGCACAAAGACAAGGACAACAAAACTTAAAAGACTACGGACTTTCTGAAGGTGATGTTGAGGATATCTTTGATATGATTGAGCAGGAGTTCCCAGACCTATGAGAGAATGTTCTACAAAATGCATGGATACAGCTACTTCTTGTGAACAGAAAGAATGTAAACATTGGATAGATTATAAAAAGGAGCATAATTGCTCTCTTATATCTATTTATATTAATGGACCTATGACTTTAAGGCAGATTGCAGAGCGAATGGGTATTTCTTATGCGCGAGTTAAGCAGATAGAAACAAGCGCTCTTAAAAAAATAAGAAAACACATTAATAAAAACAATTTAACTTTTTAGGTATTTATCTAATAATTTTACTATTTACATTTGAGTTTATTTTTTAAGGAGAATTATAATGGCTCGTAAAACACTTTTAAACGAATCCGAGATCCGTCGTTTCATGAAGCTCGCCAATATTAAACCAGTTGGCGATCAGCGTCTTGAAGAGATGTATGGTGTCTCCGATTACAAAGCAGCTGGAAAGCGCGACTATGAAGAGGATATGGATGAGCAAGTGGAAGAAGAGCTTGCCGCAGAATCAGTAGAGGATACTGTTACTGAGTTAGAGATGGACGATGAAATGGACATGGACAAGCCAGAAATGGAGATGGACATGGACATGGATAGCGGCGATGATGCCGGTCCAGGTATGAAGATTAATCTTGAGGATTTCCTTTCCGCTTTGGAGTCCGCCCTTGAGAATGTTACTGGTGAGGAAGTTTCCACCGATATGGACATGGATGATGAGGGTGATGATAAAGAAGATATGGAAATGGATCTTAAAATGGGCGATGAAGGGGGTGATGATGATAAGCCCGCCATGGACATGGATATGGACATGGATGACGATGCAGCAATGCGCGACGATGACGAAGAGCCAGGAATGCGTGATAGCATGATGGAAGAGCGTGTTAATCGTATCGCAGCTCGCGTTGCTGAGCGCCTTATGGCTGAGAATAAGAAAGCCACAAACATTGATGAGCTTACTGAGCGCATCTTTAATAGGCTAGCTAATAAATAAACTCTTGACAGAATCTTTACGAGATGTTATAATTAACCATCAGAGGAAACTCTGATGGTTTTTTTGTTAGAGGTATGATGGAACACCCTTGGTTTTTTTACATTTTATTTTTTATTTTTGGTTATTCTACATGTCAAACTTTTTATTTTTTAAGATCTGTTAGAAAAAGCCTTGAATTATTGCGAGTATCTCAGGTTATCAGCCTATTTATTATTGCAAGAAGTTTAGAGGACTTTACATATGCAAAGAATTATTGTATTCTGCGAATGAAGGAAAGCGAAGAAACTAAAGATAAAATTGTTGCCTTTGAAGAGCGACATGAAAAAGAAATTGAACTACTAAAAAGAAAATCAGTTGAGCGTATTATAGATATTCATGGATCTTATTTTAGCGAGGTGGTTGATTATGATAACTGGGAGGGCGCCATGAAATTTCTCAATAGTAATCGAAAGACTGTATTTGAATTTTTAACAAAAAAGGGTAAATCATGATTAAAGAACTTATTAAAAGGCTTCTGATTGGGCAGCGACAGCCAGAGCAACAAGAAAATAAAATTGTTTTAATGAACACAGAAGCTTCCGCTGAGCCCGATCTTAGGGTCGTGGGACTGTTTAGTGAAGTTGTGGATGAGAAAATTACAGAGATTATTCATGGTTTGCTTTATATGAATGAGATGAATAAACTGGAACAAGACCCAGAAAAGAAAAGAGACATAGAATTTTATCTTTCGACTTATGGTGGCTCTGCCGACGATATGTTTGCACTTTATGATATGATGAAGATTGTTGAAGAAGACACAGACATCGTGACTATTGGTATGGGCAAAGTTATGTCTGCTGGTGTTCTTATTCTTGCTGCCGGAACTAAGGGCAAAAGAAAGATTGGTCGTAATTGTCGTGTAATGATTCACTCTGTAATCGCCGGAAATCATGGCTCACTTCCTAACTTGATTAATGAGATGGAGGCTATCCAGGATCTACAAGAGCTTTACATTGATAGATTAGTCGAGGAAACCAACATGACTAAAAAACAGATGAAAAAGTTACTGGAACAAAAAGTAAACATCTATTTATCAGCAGAGGAAGCAGTGAAGCATGGTATTGCTGACATTATTGTTTGAGGTAAAAAAATGTCTGATTTAAAAAAGATTATTAAAGAAGAGTATAATAAAAAGAATTCTAAAGTTACTAAAGATTTGATCATAGAGATGATTGAGGAGCTGATGGACGCAGCCCCTATGCTTGAAAGAGCGATGCCAAAAGCAGAAGTCCCTGAAGAGCCAAAAGAGGGCGAGTACTTTCTACCAACTATTAAAATCACAGAAGCCTGGGGGCAACCTGGAACAAAAGATAGAGAATTGATTGAGCAATTCACTGCTAGGATTGGTGGTAATACGCTAGAGGAGAAGATCAGAAATATTAATCAAGTTATTGTCGAAGCTGATCAAAATGCGGGTATCCCACAAATTCTTTCTTCTATGGTGATGATTGAGATCTTGAATGCTATCCTTGCAGAGTTTACTGAATCCGCTGGTGGGTTTATTTTTGAAGGCTTCTTGGCTGGATTGTTTGGAGAGGATGCTGTTCAGATTACAGATGTCGGAGAGCAGGAACAAGAGACAGGCGCCACTGGAAAGCCAATTACTGATGTTGTCTTAGGTGGACAAGAGTATTCCCTTAAGTTACTTGGGCAAACAACGGGCGTGAAGGGCTCTTTTAGAAACATGATTGAGCACTTTAAAGGTCGCGACCACATTATTTATTTGGATGCCCGTCGTACCGGAGAGGGCTTGGAGTTTGGTGAGTTCAAGATTACATTAGATAATTTTGATGAGGTTTTTATTGATCCTTTCCTTAAGCAAGTGACTGCTAACAAGGAAAACATTTCCAAGGCAAACGATCTTAAAAAGTCACTTGAACAGCTAAAACAAGAAGGAAAGCCACTGAAAGCTATCAGGTTTGCTAAAAACTTCCCTGGAACTGGTAGTAGGGTTTTTAGCTACTCCCCTAAGCTTGATGAGATCCAAGTTTCTGGACAGCAATTAAACCAAATCATGAGAGATGTCCAGTCCATGACAAATAAAGAGTTACAGAAATTGGGTCCATACACAATTAGCTATGCCGATACTAAATTCGAGGGAACAAAGGCTGAAAAACTCTTTGGTTCTTTTGGTAAAGCGCAGCAAGTTCGTCGTCTCGCCAAAGAAGGCAATAGAGAGCAGCTTATTGCAGCCCTTGAAGATACGCCAGGATACAAAGGTAGGCAACAATTTGAGTTTACTAGAGCGCAAGCGGAAAATATTGTTGGATTTAAGGAGATTGGTGAGCTTAAAATTAGTCCTGATGCCCTTAAGAGCACTTGGTTGGCTTATGGTGATGTTTTAAAAGCCAACGTGGAGCCGATTTATAAAGCCCTTAATAAATTTTCTAATGATATTAATTTATTCTTCCTTAGTGGTGATGACAAGGACGCCAATCGCAAGCAGTATGGTGTTGCTGCTGCCAATGGAGCGAAAGAATTACAAACTAGCACTGATAAGGCGGTAAAAGAATATCAAAAAACCCCTTGACATACTACCCAAATTGGGAGTATAATTATAATATAATAACCATGAGGTATTAATGACTAGAGAGTATGAAAGTAAAGAATTACTTCAACAAAAGATTATCAGAGGTGCGAACGTATTAGCAGATAACGTTGCATCAACACTCGGACCTAAAGGCCGAAACGTTTTATTACAAGAGGCAGGAAAAGCACCATTTATTACAAAAGACGGAGTTACAGTAGCACATTTTGTTGCACTTGATGATCCGTTTGAGAACGCTGGTGCTCTTGTTATCCGTCAGGCAGCGATTGAAACTAATAATGATGCCGGAGACGGAACTACAACGGCTACTGTGCTGGCTAGGGCGGTGCTACAAGAGTCACAAAAATATATCCTGGCTGGTGTATCCCCTACGGAATTACAACGCTCCTTGACCGCTGCTACGGCTTCTGTGATTGATATGATCAAAGAGAAGTCTAGACCAGTTACAAGCATCGAAGACATTAAACACATCGCAACTATTTCAGCCAACAATGATTCAAGCATCGGTGATCTGATTGCTATGGCTGTTGACCGTGTTGGTCAAGATGGAGCCATTACTATTGAGGAGTCCAGGTCTTTAGATACTTCTTTGGATGTTACCGAAGGGTTTAGGCTTCCAGCAGGATTCTGTGCTAGTGCTTTCATTAATGATGAGCGCAGAGCAATGATGTATCACGATGAGCCATTGTTTTTTGTTACTGATTATAAGATTAGCACAGTAGAGCAGATTCTTCCTATT